CTTTTCTAGAAGTGACTAGGTTTTTGATGAAGTTGTTTCGTCTCTCGTTCCCTATCAGGAACTTTATTTCGTCTTGATAGGTTGCGTTCTTTTGAATCTTACAGACTTCCTCTGGATATTTAAGCAACAGTGCCTTGATTCGGAAGTCCGACAACGTGCCTTCTTCGATCAACTCCTTAGTCTGTATCACTTTCATGACTGGTCCAAACAATCCCTCAAGCACCAACTTATGGGTCTGTGTGCCATCAAGTGTTCCTGTGAATCCGTACCTATACTTGCACCCCTCCAACTTAGTCATAATCTTAATCAGTGAGTTTGCTTTGAATAGGTGTGCTTCATCTCCTACCACAATATCGAATTGCTCAAACCACTTCTTGGGTTGCTTATAGATTGACTGCCACGTTGAAATAAAAATATCTGCGTCTGCATCTTTTGCTTGACCAGACATGATAGTATGGATATAATAGGGTGTTCCCTTTAAAGAGTAATCTTTAATATCTCCTTCCATCTGGGAAACAAGAGAGGTAGTCGGCACGATTATGAGTGCCCTCTTGCACTCACGTGCTAGTAGGTATTTAACGATACAATATATTATGAAGGATTTACCACTCGCAGTTGGCGAGAGAATCATCGCTCGGTTGTTGCGGAGTCCGTGTGCGATTGCTCTAAGTTGATAATCTCTTGGAGTATAACTTCCGTGTGCAAAGAAATCTTCCAACTCAGGAAGAGAAACATCATTAGTAGTAGTGATGCTATCATCACCAATAAGTTCGTATTGTCGTTCATCACAAAACCTTTCTAGGTGTTTATATAACCCCTTGTATATCAATCGACTTGCTATGTTGTACAGACGGATCTTACCGTCCCAGTATTTGTTCCTGTATGCTGGCATAAACCTCGCTCCAGGAACATCAAATGTGAAATAGTCGTTTACCTCTTGAAGTATTCCTTTATCTTCGCAGGTGAGTTTGATATTGACTTCGTCTCTTCCTTCGGCAAAGATTTGGTCTCTTCTGACCAGAGTTCTGGATAGTCCCTTTTGAATTTGTTTATTCTCCATTTGATATCACGTATCCGTTCATCCAGAAATAAATTTGTTCCAGTCGATGGCATTTTTAATTTGAAATCCTCTATTGTTTAGTTGCCTCAGGATCGCATCCAAATAATCTACCTTTTCCTGTTGTAATGAAGTTTTGAGTATCGCATCGATCATCATATCATCGCTCTCAATATATGTATCAATCTCTTGCTTTAGAACCTTCTTATAAAACTGATCACGACCCAACTCCTCAAGTTCCTCTCGGTCAAGTTCTCCGAGATAATATTCCGTTAGCAGTTTCTTGGTTCTTTTTTGAGATGCCTTCATGCGGATGAGTTGAACTCTCTCGCCCATGAATATCTTTAAATATTTATTGTGGATCTGGGGGATCTTTGTCGACTCTGTCCCTAGTTCGGTCTCGTCTATCTTCGAGTCTTTGTCCCATTGGGATGTTATATCTTCTATTTTCATAACCTAATTTCTCACATATTTGGGATAGGATTGGTTTACTCTCATAACTGCAAATTATGACAACCCTACCATTTTGATACAATGTGTATGTTGCTGTCCTTTTGTTGTATACTAATTCAACATTCCTCATTGTACCCTAGTTTGTAATAGAAGTCAACTCATATTTTCTGTATGCAAACGTACAACTTGCTGTTAGATACGTTACATCAGCATCCTGTAAGTTAAATTCGAGAGCAGTAAGCGATACAGGATAAACGTCAACATATTTGACTTCAATGTTTGGGACATTGCCACCTGTCAAGATAATCATAGTAGCATCTGAATATACGTCACCGAGATTAGCACCACTCCTTCGTAGAGGTGCTGCTTGTTGGAAGTTATCAGGGAATCCTAACTGAACCAACCAGTCGTATATCTCTTTGAAATTTTTTAGATCTTCATCGACTTGAAATGTCACTGTCAACGCACCAAAGGTCAGTTTATCTCCAGGAATCGGCAACTTGATAAAGGTATTCTCTATCGTCTCAACCGTACCAAGAGAGATATCAGGTATACCTGCTGCAGTACAGAAGTAGTTTACGTGCGGAAGTTTTTGGATACCAAACTGGAATCCAATCGGTGATAGAAAACTTTTGTTATTCGGTTGCGTACCTTGTAGTGCCATTTTTAGTCCTTCTATTCTTCTCCTATATTTAGGCATAAAAAAAGGGGGATCCGAAGATCCCCCTGAGTTTGGATGGTTGACCCACCTCTTATTTTACATAAGGTTAGTAACCTTAACCAGACGATAGTATTTGTTACCATCACCAGAACCCAACCTTGCAGCAATACCATTGCCGTCGTTAGTTGCGAAAGGATTAGCGACCATGCCATAGCGTGTCTTAAATCCAATCTTTGGTTGGAAGGTATTTTCACCAACCGCACGAACCATCTGTAGTGGCACGTATGGGCAGTAGAACAGACCTGCATCAAAGGCATTAGAACCTTTGTAACCAATGGTGTAGTAGTTATTGGTTGCGTCTGAGAAGTATGGATCAATGTAAACACGGATCCGACCGTTAAGTACACCAGCGAAAGTGTTACCTGTGTCATCAACCTGAAGGTTGTTGGCAAGAGCAGGAGCATAGTCAAGAACACCTGCCATCTGAAGTGCTGAAGCAACATCAGAAGAAGTGATCATGACGTTACCTTTACCCCTACGAGTCGCTTTTGCGATTTCGTTGGCGTCACGCTCGATTTGGAACATCAGACCCTTGAACTTCTCAACTGACCAACGACCGTTTGAGTCGGTGTCCAGATCGAAAGTACCAGAAGTCGTAGTGTTCTTAGTAGCACCAGCAACAGCAGAGTAGTTAATTGTACGAATTACTTCCCTGTTGATTTCAGCAAGAATCTCGCTTGACAAGATGTTAGAAAGTTCTTGCTCAGCATCTAGACCGTGGATCGCTTTAAGGTCTTGAGCGAGTTCCATGGTGTATTCTGCTTTAAGAGCACGAGTCACTGCTGTGACCGAGATCTTATCAATGCTGAATGCCATTTCGTTGAAAGCATTTTGAGTACCGTCACCCAGTGCTTCACCTTGTGCTGCAGTCATACCAGTTGCTACTGTATAACCAGAACCAGAAGCACGATCGTTAGGATCAGTACCTGTGTGTCCTGTACCAGCAGAACCGTTAGCAACCAAGATAGAGGCAGTGTTACCTGCTGCTGAACTTGAGAAGTCTGTATCTGCTTCGTTAAACAGTGCTTCAGTACCACTCTGAGTAGAGTAGCGTGACTTCATCGCAAAGATCAGTCCAGTTGGACCAGTCATTGGTTGAACACCAGCGACATCGTATGCGATAAGGTTAGGCATTGAACGTCTTACGAGTGAGATCAATACTGGATCAAAAACTCCAATATTTGCCCCACCTACACCTGAGTTAGCAGGTGCTGCTTCGCCCAATAGGGTTGTAGTGTGTGAACCACCTTGTTGTGCTGCTTGTTCTGCTGCAGCAACTTGCTGGTTTTCTAAAAGAGTAGCAGTCACAGATCGCTTGTGTGCATCTTTAATCGGATCAAGATCAGGATGCTCAAGGACTGGTTGCCACTTTTCGATAAGTGCATCAGTTTGCATTTGGTTTCTCCTTTTTCGAGTTTTTACCTATTGTAATATTATTTATAAAATTTTATTTCTTAATCGATCTACTGATCGCAGACATATATGCCTGCATAGATGGATCTGCCACTGCCTGAACTTCATCATTGCCAGCGTATTCAAGAGGTTCATCATCTAGATTGCCCGAAGAAGAAACTGCTTCGTCACCGAAATAATTCTCCTTGATGGTCTCAATTTTTTCTTGAAAGTCCTCTTCACTTTCAAAATCCACGCCCTCAGCAAGAGACTTCAACTTAATTACCTGAGACTCAGACAGTTCCTTTCCTGCATCACGCAGAACTTTCTCGGTCTTAACTTCAGTAATCTCTTTGCGGAGTTCGATATTCTTTTCCATTTCTTCATTCACAGTTGCTTCCAACTCGCCAACTTTCGTAGCAAGTTCGTCTACAAGGTCAACCTTTTCTTCAGGGATGTCAATGTAGTTTTCTGTGAACAGGTTGCGTAGTCCAACCATGAAATTCTCGACGATTTCGGCACGAACACCTTGCTCAACAGCAAGTTCGTTTTCCTTCATCCACTCTTCAGCGACATACTCAAGATAGTCGTCCAATTTCTTGGAGAGATCTTCTTGAATTGCAGACTTTTCTGCCTCAAGTTCGCCTTCAAAGTCGACAGTTACCTGTGCTAGAACTTCGTTGACTTTTGACAGTACTGCTGCTTCGAAGATAGTAGTTGCCTTAGAAGTAAACTCTTCAGAAAGATCTTCACCACCGAAGATTGCTGCAACGTCTTCTTTGACGTTGATATCTTCCTTGGTCACTTTCTTGACTTCTTTGACTGACTTAGTCTTAGACTCTGCCTTTTCTTCTTCGTCATCGCCACCGTGCATTGCAGAAGTGATCTTGCCATACTGTGCAGCAAGTTCGTCTTTCTTCATGCCTGTTACGATATCCATCATTGCCTGAATCATACCTGCCTTAGTCTTAGGTGCAGGTGCTTCTTTGCCTGATGGGTCTGGGACTTCGGATTCACCGTCATCTGCTTTAAATTCTTTCACAGACTTCTTTGACTCCTCGACGTCCTCATCGTCTTCGTCATCGGACTCTTCTTCGTCTTCATCAGACTCCATATCGTCCTCTTCTTTTTTAGTGCTCTTAACACTTTCTTTTTTCGGTGCTTTGGGAGACTCTTCGAGTTGCTCGTCATCTTGCGACTCAAGGATTTCTTCCTCTTGCACTTCAAGTTCTTTATCTGACATTGGATATACTCCTTTGTAACAAGTTATTTATTTATCAATTACGATCTATTTATAATTCTCAGAGTTTGCTCAAAAAGTCTTTAAACACCTTGAGTTTAGTCTCTTCCAATTGTGCCCTACTGGCAGTTTTTACGTGTCGTTCATAATCACCGATGGTTGCTTCACGAATAACACCATTGTCCCACACCCACTCTTTACCTTCCATAATACCTTCAACGAAAGCATCTGGAGCAGAAGGATCTGCGACAATATCGGCAGCAGTGGCAAGATAAAAATCTTTCTGCACTTCAGCAACCCCACCTTTACCGTTCTTAAGACTGCCCATACCACGTGATGATACTCCAAGAGTCGCACCCTCGTCCATCAGTGACTTAACGATTCCACCGTATGGGGTTTCAGTCATAATCTTTGCTTTGCCCATGAAATTAGAACCGTCTTGTTCTAAGTTAGTAATCATGTGCGAAACTCTTTCGAGATTGATAGTTGGACCAGTTGGGTGACCTAATTCACCGTATGCCCTTTTCTTCTCGACATATTCTTTGTTATACCTTTTGACTTCTCTAGCAAGTGTCTCTGCAGGATACATCCGACCGTTACGGTTTTTGATATCGCCTTGCATAAAAATGCCCTCAATGAAGTAAGATTTCTTTCCGTCTTTTTCTTCAGTGAGGTAATTGACTTCCTCAAGAACTTCCGTAATGAGTTTCATGTTGACACCTCTGCTACCTTGTCTGCGTATACTGCACTACCTGATGTTGTAGATATTGTATCCTGTGGTCGTTTACGAATTGTTATTGTTGCATTCGCATTCAAGCGAATGGATACCTGACCTCCAGGATAGTTACCATGTTGCCCTGTATCAGTTGGGGTGGCAGTGTTTGCAACAACTATGGTTCTTGCCGTACCATCATTCGAGATACGAACCGCAGTTGCTTTATAGACGTTACTTGCCGATCCCAATGTAACTGTGTTTGCAAGAACCTTGATCGCCATTATTTTCCTCCAAATGCTACATCAAGAAGTTTAAGCATCATTTCTGGAGACTGTTCAATTGCTTCCATTGCTTTCTTCTGATTTGCTGGTTTTAATTTTTTCATCATGTTAACCAACGCATTTGCTGAAGTCATATCGACCATCATAGTCTTACCGTTATCAAACTTTACTCTTTCACGTTGTTTTTTGTCAACGATTTTTTCGAGCGTTTTGTAGACGTTTTTTTCGTCGATGAATTCGACTTCTTCTTTGACTGCTTGCGGTTTGGTGTCACCTTCTTTTTTATCCGAAGGACGACTAGAATCGCCTCCACCTGCAGGTTGATTAATCTGACTAGATCCTTGGTCAACCCCTGTAGTTTCACCACCACTGACAGCAGTAGTGATTGTACCTTTGAACTGAGCATCGACATCTGCTGGATAATCATGGACTTGAATTTCATGAGCATTTTTAAACTCCTTTTCCCCCTCTGCTCTCGGATCGTATGTGTCACCATCCGATGCTTCTTGGAAATAATTATTGAATGTTTTAATCGCCATCGGTTTCCCCTACAATTTCTTGTTCGTTACCTGTTGACATGAAATTTGTAGCGACCTGCATCTTCTTGACTTCGATGGCATCGTTTACTTTTGCCGATAACAAACTGTTAACAGCAGTCTTAAACCCTGCGACATCTCCAGTCATTGCTGATGCTATTGCGTCTTGTGTTGTATGTTCACTCATGTCGTTTCTCCTATTCCATATTTATAATTCTTGAGCACCCGATATATTGACAACATTCTGTTTTTCAGCATCGTCCTCGGGATCATAACTCGCAAAATCTTCTTCATCATCACCATCCATATCGTCAGCACCTGCCATCTGCTGAGCGATTTGCTCAATTTCTTCTTCGGTTTGATACAGTACGTTCTTCTGTACCCATTCCCTAGAATAATATTGCCCAACAAATTGATCAACGTCGCCTAGTAACTGTAACCTGTTCTGTAGAATCTCCGCATCCTTCAATTCAGTGAAGTGGTTATCCTCAATGAAGTCGTAATATATTAATCCCTTTATATCGTTCCATTCTTTTTGGGTCACAATACCCTTCAGCAATAGTTGCCTTTCTAAAAGAATGTG